GCGCCGACACTCCCGCTTTCGGCGGTATCCGGCAGCCCTGTATTTTTCTTCAAAATATACAGGGAATAGCACCGCACTGTAAAATAAGCAATACATCCGATTAAGGAGTGCACACAATGGCAGATTATATAACAGAAAGAATAAAGTGCCCATTTTTTAAATCATGCAAGCTAAACAGTATTGTCTGTGAGGGAGTACAGGACAACTCAACTTTACATTTGTCCTTTCCGGGGCGAAAAGATATGATGCAGTACATAAACTGTCACTGTGTAAAACATAAAAGCGAGTGTATGGTTGCAGCGCTGCTATATTCCAAATATGAAGATTAAGGAGAAAGGCTTTTGCCGTTCTCTTTTTTTGCTTTGTACGGGTGTGATTTAGAAAATACTTAATATACAATCATATAAAAAGGGGTTTTCGATGGAATGGAATAAAATAAAAACCGAATATGTAACGACAGATACAAGCTATCGCAAACTGTCTTTAAAGTACAAGATTACCTCTACTCAGATAGCAAATCATTCAAAGGCGGAGGGATGGGTGGCTCAGCGCAAGCAATATTTGCAAAAAACTTATGCAAAAACACTTACAGCTTTGGCAGGCGCTCAGGCTCGCCGTGTGTCTCGGATAATGACAATTACCGATAAAATTTTAGATAAGCTTGAAAAAACGGTTGAACAAATGCCGGACGGCGACTTTGTAGCATACCGTCAGCTCACGTCAGCGCTTAAAGATATAAAAGAAATACAGATGTTAAAATCTGATGCGGATATGCGCGAACAGGAGGCACGTATTGCCAACCTTAAACGTCAGGCTCAGCCGGACGGTGAGGCGGGAGCTGTCAATGTTGTCATGTCAGAGAATGCGCAGGATTATGCAAAGTAGGCGGTGATATTTTATGCCGACAGTAAATATCGGCAGTCCCAGCGATAAGCAAAAACAGTTTTTAAAAGCAAATACAAAGCATATCGGTTTCGGTGGAGCACGGGGAGGGGGCAAATCCTGGGCAGTGCGTGCCAAAGCCAAGCTGCTGGCTCTTTATTATCCGGGTATACGCATACTAATAGTGCGGCGCACCTATCCTGAGCTTATAAATAATCATATAAATATCCTGCGCACCGAACTTTTTAATATTGCAAAATACAATGATAAAGACAAAATATTAAAATTTAAAAACGGCAGTACGGTTAATTTTGCATACTGTGCAAAGGATGCAGACCTTGACAGGCTTCAAGGCGTAGAGTACGATGTTATATTTTTAGATGAGGCAACGCAGCTTTCCGAACATCAAATGAAAACAATAACTGCCTGTCTGAGAGGTGTAAATGATTTTCCCAAACGAGTGTATTATACATGTAATCCGGGAGGACAGGGACACCAGTATATAAAGCGCATCTTTATCGACAAACGGTATGAGGATGGCGAGAATGAAAGTGATTATACCTTTATTCAATCACTTGTAACGGATAATGACGTTTTAATGAACTCCCAGCCGGACTATGTGCGCCAGCTTGAAGCATTGCCTCCGAAACTGAGAGACGCGTGGCTTTACGGCTCATGGGACGTGTATGAAGGACAGTTTTTCGAGGAATTTGCCGATAAACCCGAGCACTATGCAGACCGTCGATTTACACACGTTATAGAACCGTTTGAAATACCAGACCACTGGAATATATATCGATCATTCGATTGGGGATATAACAAACCGTTTTCCTGCTCGTGGAACGCTGTTAGTGATGACGGAGTTATTTATAGAATATTGGAATTGTACGGATGCGCAAAAACACCTAATGAAGGTGTAAAGTGGACGCCGGATAAAGTGTTTTCAGAGATACACCGTATAGAATGCGAGCATCGCTGGCTTAAAGGCAAGCGTATCAGCGGCGTTGCCGACCCCGCTATATGGGACGCACAAACGGGTGAGTCACTGGCGGAGCGCGCGGCAAAATATCAGGTGTACTTTTCGCCCGGCGACCATGAGCGTATTGCAGGCTGGATGCAAATGCACTATCGCATGGCATTTGATGAAAACGGCTATGCTATGTTCTATGTTTTTAAAAACTGCAAGGCATTTATTCGTACAATACCTCTTCTGATGTATGATGGTAACCGCCCGGAGGATCTTGACACAAGCGGCGAAGACCATGCCGCAGATGAAGCGCGGTATTTGTTTATGAGCCGCCCGATAAAGCCGCGTATGACCGCATCGGCGGATAACTATACATCATTCCCGCAGTCGCTTTTTTTAGATATTGCGAGAGAGGATATAACACAAAAACCCATACGTGGAAAAATAGAGATAATCGGAGGATAATATGGCAATTTTCAGTAAATTGAAAAGAGATAATGACATGACAAAATCGAGCGGGTCAAATACTTTTATTGAAGACAGTCAGAATTTAGCACCGCCTGTCGGGCGTGCACAAATTCAGGCGGCAAATATGACTTTGCAAAAATATAAAGAGGGTAAGGCAAACCTTGAACGTAAAATAGTGGACAATGAGCAGTGGTATAAGCTGCGTCACTGGGAGTGCATGCGTGACAAAAAGAGCGAGATACAGCCTGTCTCGGCGTGGCTTTTTAATTGTATTGCCAACAAGCACGCAGACGCGATGGACAGTTTCCCGTCTCCAAATATTTTACCGCGTGAGGAGGGTGACCGCGCCCAGGCGCAAATGCTGACTTCTGTAATCCCCGTTATTTTGGATCAGTGCGATTATGAACAGGTGTATTCGGACACATGGATGTATAAGCTCAAGACGGGTACAGGCGTTTACGGAGTTTTTTGGGATAAATCAAAGCTGTCGGGGCTGGGCGATATTTCTATTTGCAAGGTTGACCTTTTGAATTTGTTTTGGGAGCCTGGGATTACCGATATTCAACGCTCACGCAATTTGTTTCATGTCGAGCTGTGTGACAACGAGCTGCTTTTGCAGAGTTATCCGTCTCTTGAGGGTAAACTTGGCACGTCTATGCCCGATATTGCAAAATATACTTATGATGACAGCGTAGATACTACAAACAAGTCAGTCGTTGTGGACTGGTATTATCATAAATACCAAAACGGAAAAAAACTGCTGCATTACTGCAAGTATGTAAACGATACTGTACTGTTTGCAACCGAAAACGACCCTAAACTCAGAGAGCGCGGGTGGTATGACCACGGCATGTATCCGTTTATTTTCGATACACTCTATCAGGTTGAGGGCACGCCGACGGGCTTCGGGTACATAGATATCGGAAAGGATGCACAGGCTTATATCGACCGTGGAAATCAGGCGGTTATGGAGAATATGCTTGCAAATGCCGCACCCCGTTATTTTATCCGCGGCGACGGCAGTGTCAACGAGGAGGAATATGCCGATAGGTCAAAGCGATTTATACATGTTGACGGCAATCTCGGTCAGGACAGTATTTTACCTGAAACAGGCAAATCTTTGTCGGGAATTTATGTCGATGTGTTAAACAACAAAATAGATGAGCTAAAGGAGACAACGGGAAATCGCGATATTTCCACAGGCGGTACAAGTTCGGGAGTTACGGCGGCGTCTGCCATTGCGGCAATGCAGGAGGCGGGCAGTAAGTTGTCGCGCGATAATAACCGCGCGGCGTATAGGGCGTTTAAAAGAATGTGTGTGATGATTATTGAGCTTATCCGCCAGTTTTATGACCTGCCGCGCTGCTTTAGAATAATGGGTGAAAACGGTGCGGCGCAGTATGTTCGGTTCAGTAACGCGGGTATTGTTGCGCAGAGTCAGGGTGTTGACATGGGCGTTGATATGGGTTACAGACTGCCGCAATTTGATATTGAAGTGACGGCACAAAAGCAAAGTCCGTACAGTAAAATGAGCCAAAATGAATTGGCGCTTGAATTTTACGGCGCGGGATTTTTCAATCCGCAGCTTGCCGACCAGGCACTTGCATGTCTTGATATGATGGATTTTGACCGCAAGCAGTTTATAATGCAGCGTATATCACAAAACGGAGGAATGTACAATCAGATGATGCAGATGCAGCAGCAAATGGTGATGCTTGCGAAAATGGTGGATGAGGTAAAGGGAAGCAATATTGCAAATGAGCTTGCATCGCAATTTTCCGAAGGTATGCCAATAGAGGCGAGCATGTCTTTGTCGGATGAGCTCCGTGGAGGTGAGTCTAAGGTTACAAAAGATGCAAGAGCGCGCACAGCGGATATGTCCGCTCCCGATTGATATGATAAATATTGATTTTTCTTATAATAAAGAGTGTGGAAAGCTAAAACTCACAGTCAGCGGGCACGCAGGTGCCGCGCCTTTAGGACAGGATATTGTTTGCGCGGCTGTAAGTATTCTTGTTCAAACATTGGCACAGCATATAAAAAATATTTATGTCAGGGGTGACCTTCAAAAAGAGCCTGTGATAATATTAGAGCATGGACAAGCAAATATTTGCTGTGTCCCGAAAAAAACGGCAAAGACGAAGCTGCGGCACTGCTTTGAAACGGTATATACTGGCTTTTGGCTGCTGGCGCAGACCTATCCTGAGTATATTCTGTTGAATATAGGGCTTTAGCGCAAACTGCGGCTACTCTGTGCCTTGAATAAAACGACTCGCCCACGCTACGGGCAGAAAAGGAGTATGTATGGAAAATACAAGCAATTACCGAACGCTTAGCTTGCAACTTTTCGCCGAAGGCGGCGGGGATGCCGGCGGTGACACGGGAGTGGACGGTACAGCGGGAGTAAAACAGATTTCGGGTGTCTCCGGCTCGAAGATTACGGCAGAATCAAAAAACCCGCTTGCAGGCGTGGTTTACGGCAAGCAGGATGTAGGCGACCGCCCCGCCGACGGTCGTGCAAAACTTACAGACAGCGACGGCAATAGCGTGCAGACCGAGGACAGAGAGGCTGAGTTTGAAAAGCTGATAAAGGGAGATTACAAAGACCTTTATGACAGACGGGTGCAGGAGACTATTCAAAAGCGCCTTAAAAACACAAGAGAAATTGTAGATAAGTATGAAAAACTCTCGCCGACGCTGCAAATGCTGTCATCAAAATACGGTGTAGACGCTTCCGATATAGAGGCTTTGAACAAAGCCATAGAGGAGGATGACACGTATTATGAGGATGAAGCGGTTGAACGCGGTATTACGGTGGAACAGCTCAAAGCAATTCGTAAAATGGAGCGAGAAAATACTCAGCTTAAAGCAAAGATAGAAAGTCAGCATGCACAGGAAAACGCAAAGCGCATTTATGCCGGTTGGCTTGAGCAGGCGGCAGCGGCAAAGACGAAATACCCCGCGCTTGACCTTGAAGCGGAAATTAAAAATCCGAAATTTGCAGACCTTTTGCGCAGCGGTATTGACGTTGATACGGCATACACGGTTGTGCATAAAGATGAGCTTATTCCGGCTGCTATGCAGTATACCGCTAAAACCGTCGAGCAGAAGCTTACAAACAAAATACTTGCAAACGGCGCAAGACCGAACGAAAACGGAACCGACTCGCGTTCAAGCGCAGTAATAAAGAGCGATGTGTCACAGCTCTCAAAGCAAGACCGTGCGGAGATTATCCGCAGAGTTGCAAGAGGAGAAAAAATACGGTTTTAAGCCGTAAAAGATATCTCCTCGCAAGAAAACAAAAAAGGAGATAATTAAATGAAAAACACACTTGACCTTCAGCTTTTTGCTAATGAGGTGCAGACCACCCTGCTTTCGGGATTGTCTGCTGAAATGAAAACCTTTTACGACATGACACTTATTGATGAAGCGGGACCGCAGCTTGTTCATGACCAGTTCGGACAGAAGCGTCCCATTCCTCAAAACGGCGGAAAAAACATTGAATTTCGTAAGTTTGCGACACTACCCAAGGCGATAACTCCGCTTACGGAAGGCGTAACACCCGACGGAAAGAGCCTGACTGTCAGTACCGTTACGGCGACAGTATCGCAGTACGGTGATTATATCACTCAGTCGGATGTGTTGGAGCTCACAGCGCTTGACAATACAATTTTAGAGGCTACAAAGATACTCGGTCGTCAGGCTGGCGCAACTCTTGACACGGTTGTGCGAAATGTACTCCAAAGCGGTACAAATGTTACTTATTGTCCAAAAAAGTCAGGCGATACCGAAACGGAGGTTACAACGCGCAGCGGACTTGACGCAACAAGCAAGTTGACTGTTGACGTGGTGCAGCAGGTTGTTGCAAAGTTGCGTGCTCAGAACACCCCTACCGTTGACGGCTATTATATAGCAGTTATTCATCCTTACGTCGCATACGATCTCATGCGTGACCCTGAGTGGATAGATGCGCACAAATACGCCACGCCCGAAAACCTGTATAGCGGCGAAATCGGAAAGATTGCGGGAGTTCGTTTTGTTCAGTCGTCCGAGGCAAAGATTTATAATGATGACACATGTCCCGTAAAGACTGCGGCGGGAAGCGGAACTTCTGCTGTCTACCGTTCTGTATTCGGCTCGCTTTTCTTCGGTGACGGTGCATATGGCGTGACTGAGGTTACGGGAGGCGGACTTCAGACAATCGTTAAGCAGAAGGGCTCAGCCGGTACGTCCGACCCGCTCGACCAGCGCTCGTCAGTGGGCTGGAAAGCGCTCAAGACAGCGGAAATACTTATTCCCAATTACCTTGTCCGCGTTGAGTCCTGCTCGCCGAAATTTGAGACAGCGCCCGCCAACTGACAAAAGGAGAAATAGAAGCTATGGCAGAAATCAAAAATAAAACTGCGGCAGAGACTGTATCACAGGAGGAAAAAACGGTAAAAATCCGTATTCCGCGAACAACCAAAGAGGAGGATGACGTATTTGTGTCGGTTAACCAGCGCACCTGGCTTATAAAGCGCGGTGTTGAGGTAGAGGTGCCGGTATGCGTTGCGGACGTTCTCAAGCATCAGGAAAATATGCTCAGTGAGGCATACGAATTTGAAATCGGTGCTCAGAGCAGGGGCTGATAAAGCCTTTAAACGAGGGGGGCTTTTAAAGCTCCCCTTCTTTATAGGAGAAAAAGCATGAAAATAATCGAGGCAATTAACAGAGCAGACGAGCTGCGTCCTAACGATTTTACTCAGGAACAAAAAATCATGTGGCTGTCTGCTCTGGACGGAATTATCAAAAAAGAGATTATAGATACGCACGAAGACGCATCCGCAAACGCGGCGAGTTTTAAAGGTTACGATGCAGATACACCGCTGTCAACACAGCTTTTGGCAAATGAACCGTATGATGAAATGTACATTACATATCTTTTAATGAAAATAGATTATAGCAGTGCGGAATATGCAAAGTACAATAACAGCGCCACACTTTACAATACGCAGTTTTCGGCGTTTTGGGGATGGTATAACAGAACGCACATGCCCCGCAGCCGCGACATAAAGTTTTTTTGAGGAGGAAAATTTATGAAGTATCCGATACTGTCGGAGATACAGACAGCGCGTGAGGCGATTGATACATTTTATGGGTACAATCATAACCTGCGAATAGGCGAGGCTGAGTTTTACAATATGGAGAACATGACCTCCTCGTTTTATCCGGCTTTAGCGTCCAGGACAGCTCGCGGAGTGTATGCTTCGCCTGAAAACCCACAGGGTTTAATCGCCAAGGACATGCTTTGCTACATAGACGGTTCGAATTTTGTTGTGGGGGAAACAGCAGTTAATATGGGTTTGTCGGAAGGTCAAAAACAGCTTGTGTCGATGGGTGCATATGTCGTTATCTTGCCGGACAAGAAATATATCAATACGCTGAATACTCAGGATAGAGGAAATATAGATTTTTCTTGGATCATGCCAAGAAGTTCTGCGGCAAAGTTCACAATGTGTGACAGTGACGGCAGCTGGCTGCCTATATTTTCTACGATTGCGCCGCCGGACGATACGTCGCTTATGTGGATGGATAATTCCTCTAACACCCCCATACTAAAAAAATATTTTGCCGATACCAAAACGTGGATGCCTGTCACTCAAACATATATTAAGATTTCCTGTCCGGGCATTGCACACGCCTGTAACGGCTTTGATTGCATATATTTAAACGAAAACGGCGTGCTCAACAATGAGTATGGTTTGAAAACATCATATGAGATACATGACGTTTTTCTCGATACGGAACAGTATGAAAATTCAGACGGGATTATACAGGAGGGTAAAAACGACTATGTCATAGTCAAGGGGATTTTGGGTTACCCAATAGAATTTATCTGCAATGAACACTATGAAAATACGATTGAAATATATAGATTTAACGGAAATTCGGGCATAGGCGAGCCGATAGACTTTGCAGACGGAGACCCGCTTATGGTTCACAATGAAATGCCGGAGCTTGATTATGTAATTGAGTCAGGCAACAGGCTTTGGGGGTGCAGGTATGACGCGGCAAGTAAAATAAACGAAATTTACGCTTCAAAGCTGGGAGATTTTAAAAATTGGAATACATTTGAGGGGCTTTCAACCGACAGCTACACCGCTTCCTGCGGCACTGACGGTAAATGGACGGGCGCCGTGACATACTACGGTTATCCGCTGTTTTTTAAAGAGAATTATATTTATAAGATATATGGTGACCAGCCAAGCAATTTTCAGCTTCAAATTACAAGTTGCCGCGGTGTTCAGGACGGCTGCGCACAGAGCCTTGCTATTGTTAATGAGGCTCTCTATTACAAATCGAGAGACGGAGTTTGTACTTATGACGGAAGTCTGCCGTCTGTTATTTCTGCCGCACTCGGTGCTGTGCGTTACGACAATGCCTGTGCCGGCAGGTTTAATAATAAATATTATATTTCCATGCGAGATGTACAGACGGACAAATACAGCATGTTTGTCTATGACACATCAAACGGACTGTGGCACAGAGAGGACGAAATCCATGTGTCGTCATTTGCTTCGTTTAAAGATGATTTGTATTTTATCGATGCCGACCGTAAACAGATAATGACGGTAAACGGTACCGGAAGTGTTCAGCCCGAACCGATAGAGTGGTACTGTGAGAGCGGTGCATTGGGGCTTGGCATCATTGACAAAAAATATATATATCGCATTCTAATACGCATGTCGCTCGATATGGGTACTGTTTTGCGTTTGTACATTCAGTATGATTCAAGCGGGGATTGGGTAAATGTAGGCACTGTAATCGGCAGAAGTCTGCGAAGTTTTGCAGTGCCGATACGACCGCATCGATGCGACCATTTTCGTCTTAGAATAACCGGTCGGGGCGGCGCAAAGATATTTTCAATTTCTAAAATGATTGAGCAAGGGAGTGATGTGTAAATGCCATACAATCTTATTTTGCCGAGTCTGAAAACCGCTGCTCCCGCCGCACAGACGCTTGAGCTTGCAAAGTATTTAAAGCAACTTGTAGGCGAGCTTAACTGGGCGCTGAATACCATTGAAGCGTCAAGCGCCGGAGCGGCTGCCGCAAGCACATTGTCTATATGCGACCAAATAAGCGAGACGGGGACGCGCGGTATTTGGAATTATGTTAAATACAGAAGCGGCAGGACAGAGCTTTGGGGTATAAAAAATATAAGTCAGCAGTTTACCCCGACAGGCAGCTTTTATTTCAGTACGGCTGATATTGAACTGCCGTTTACGCTGAAAAACTACTGGTACGGCGGCGGTTCACATCAGTGGAATTTTGCAAACTGGTGCAATGTAGTACCCAAGGATAATATCCTCAGTGATGTTAGTATTGTTACGGTCATGTCTTACAGTAATCAGGATACAACATTAGACAGCGCTATGCTGTTTATCCATGTCGTCGGAACATGGAAATAATGAAAAAGGAGCGAAATTATGGCATTTACCTACAAAGATAAGAAATATACAAAAAGTGATGCGGTTAACCGCATCGAGGCACAGCGTGACGAAAACAGCAGATATACAGAAAGCGCTTCGGTGAAAAATTACGAGTCGGCGTTGAAAAATATAGAAAACAATAAGGTGCCCGACTGGAACGGCGGCAGTTACGGCTCTCAGATGAACGATGTGCTCAATAAAATACTAAATCGGGATAAATTCAGCTATGACTTAAACTCAGACGCACTTTATCAGCAGTACAAGGACATGTATATGACGCAGGGTAAACAGGCAATGGCTGATACCATAGGCAAGGCTTCTGCACTGACGGGCGGTTATGCCAACTCTTATGCGCAGTCGGCGGGAAATCAGGCATATCAGTCATATTTACAGCAGCTTAACAACATTGTTCCGGAGCTGTATCAGCTTGCTCTGTCGCGGTATAATCAGGAGGGCGCCGACCTGCAAAATCAATACGGGCTGCTAACTGACAGATATAATACCGAGTACGGTGAATATGCAGATGCAGTTTCGCGCTATAATGCCGAGCGGGATTATGCCGCCAATATGTACAATAACGAGCGCAGCTTTGATTACGGCAGATTTGCAGATGATAGAAATTATTATAATGATTTGTACAACAACGAGTTAAACCGCGATTATACTATGTGGTCGGACGCATATAACCGTGCGTTTAACGAGTATCAGCAACAGCTTTCCGAGCAACAGACGGCGCAGCAACTTGCGCTTGAAAAAGAAAGACTTGCAGCAAGCAGTAAAAGTACAAGTGGGACGGGCGGAAAGAGTTCGAGTGTGAAAACGCCTACTTCGGCTATGTATGAGAAAGCGCTGAAGCTTTATAAGACAGAGGGAGATGCAGGACTTTCACGATATATTGACAGTGTGGGCGATGAGTACGATAAAGACCTTATAATGCAGTATGCTGTTGACCATTTTGATTTAGAGGCGGAACTTATCCGTAGGCTTAAAGGTATAAAGTAATATTCAACGGGGGTTACAATGGCTTCAACTATTGACAAAATACGCGATTACAGAAACCGTAAAGACTCAGATTCTATAAATTCGGGTACTACTAACAGAATACACCAATATCGAGCGAAAAAAGCAGAAAGTGAAATCAATTCTCTTATTGGAAAGTACAATGAAGATAGCAAGGCTTTAAGCTCTGCGCAGCTTTCAGACGAAAACAGCTATAATTCATTTAAAAATAAGCTTGAAAATCAGCAAAAACACATGAAAAGATTAAACTTTCTGCTTGATACACACGGCGATTTTTATGACGATGATTTTACCGCCTCCCTGCGCCGCTCGATTGATGACAGCGAGTCGGCATATGACGGCGCAATGCGGCTGTTTGATGCATATAAAACCTATGACGATTACGAGCGGGCATCTGCCACAAGTGGGGACTGGAAAGCAAAGCGTGACGATGTGCAAAGGCAGCTTGACCAAATAGAAGCAAACGCGCCCAATAATTCCGAGGGCTGGGAAAATCTTTCGCGCGGTGAGCGCATGAGGCGCATGGACGAATATCTAACCGACCTGGACGGACAAGGTAAAGAGTTAAGCAAGCTTCGGGACGAGTATAACGCATATTATCACCAGGCATTGCAGACCGAAACAGCACAAAAACTTAAAGAAAATGCGATTAATGCCTCTGATTTTGAAGAATATTCAAAGCTCGGGGCAGATATTGACAATCCTACAATGCAGGAGGCAGAGGGATTTTTACAGATAGGTAAAAAGAAATTCGGAACAAAGGATATCGGGAATATTGTCACTTATTCCCGCGAAAACAGCGACGAAATAAAAGCTCGCAGCAGAGAAGACGGAAATGTTTACGGCAACTATCTCTATTCTCATTTGACTGACGATGAGGTAGCGGCTTATAACTACTATCTTGCAAAGGATAAGGAAAACGGCACAAGTCTTTCAGACGAGTATTTAAAGGATATGCAGTATACTCTGAATGCTCGCGAGGGAGTTGCAATCGCTGAGAATTTAGAGGATAAGGAGGCTTTAAAATATGTGTTCGCGCTTGCATATGCCGGTCCCGACCAGTGGGCAAGCGGAATTAAAGGTTTTGTAAATCAGGTATCCGGCAATGATGAGTATATTCCGCCGTCGCCTGTTCAGATTGCATCGCCTGCCGTGCGTGAGAGTATCGACACTGACCTTGGTAAAGGAGCGTATGATTTGTCGGTTACAGTAGGAAATCAGATACCGAACATACTGCTCGCATCAGCGGTAAATACAGTAGCACCGGGAACAGGAATTTCGGTGGCGGGAAAAACTTTAGGTTTGGGACAAATTGCGGGTGCAGCGGTAATGGGTGCGTCGGCTTCAGGCAACGCCTATGCCGAAATGATAAACAGCGGCTATGATAAAGGTCAGGCAAATGCCTATGCTGCACTGACAGGTCTGTCTGAAACGGCGCTTCAGAGTGTACTCGGCGGTATCAGCAGTCTTGGCGGGCTTACAGACGATATGCTGTCAGGCGCGATAGACGACGTTGTTAGGGGAATTAACCGAGCTAATTTGCAAATTGCCGCGAAATACGGCATGAAACTGGGTACAAGTATGCTGTCTGAGGGTTTTGAGGAGGGTTTGCAGGAAGTGCTCGATCCTATTCTCAAAAATGCTGTGCTTGGTACTCATGAAAATGTTAATTGGGGCGATGTTGCATATTCAGCCATGCTCGGCGCACTATCCGCGGGTATTTTGGAGGGCGCGGGCACTGCTGCTGAAGCAGCGGATACCTTTTCACAGTCCAAAAAGGTATCAAAGGCTATGAATACAGACGGCTTTACGGATGCTGTTAAAAATGTCGGCGTTACCTATGCCGCTGATACATTGTCATATAAATTAGTGTCTAAAATAGACGAAAACAGTACGTCATACGATGTTTTGGAATTGCTGCGGGCAGAGGGGGCAGAGCTTTCCGAACAAAACAAGACTCAGCTTAAAAATGCTATGGCCGAGAGCGGCATATCGTCTAAGGATGCAGAGGTTATTTTAAACTATGCTTCCGGATTTTTAAACGGCGGTGTTAAGCTCACAGAGGATATGATTGACGGGTTGAATATAGCGGAACCGTTTTCCATTGCATTGCGGCAGCTTGTAACGGAAAACACTCTTTCGGGTCAGGCAATGTCGCAAATCAGGAACCGTACAGAACAGTATAACAGTTTAATTGACCGTGTGGAAAATTCAGGTGAATCAAAAGCGAATAGGAAAAACGAGGCTGAGGGTCAAGCGGCGGATTTTTATCAGGAGGATTATGCACGGAATGCAGACGCTGCAAATCAAGAAGTAAAGAATACGCCTGATATAGGAAAAACTGTCGCCGAAAGTCTGCCGCGCGCCAAGAAAATAACAAAAATTACAAAAAATGTCGGCAGTGACGGCAGTGTTCGATATATACCGCATGTTGCTTTGGAGGATGGAAGCACTGTTTCGGGAGCACATGAATACGACGGAGGCGATGCGCAGTTGATAGAGGCGATTTCGAGTATTGGATATGATACCGATACCGCTAACGCTGTTTTTTCACTTGCAAGGGCAAACAATATTCCAGTAAACCGCGTTGACGATATGAACCTTATCTATGAGCTGGGATATCAACATGCACCCGATTCGGCTTTTGAGCTTATCAAATCATTTAAACCGTCACAGGTAGAATACTTACGCAGATTGGGGGAGAGCGCCCGCTCAAAGCGCACAGGTGTAATAAAGAGCAGTACAATGACAAATGAACGTTTGGGCGGTAAAATAATAGACGATACCGATGGCAGCGAGCAGTCAAATGAGCTTAAAAACAGCCGCAGTGAGCAGCTTGATTATATTCAGGCGCTAACTGAAATTATCGGAGGTAAAGTGCACATTTTCAATTCCGCCAAGGACGAGAGCGGAAGTTTTGTTTCCACCAAAACACTTGCAGACGGAAGAGTGGCAAAAAAAGGAGAAAAAGCACCTAATGGCGCATTTGACCCGGTGACCGGTGATATTTATATTGACCTTAATGCCGGAAATCACGGCGAGGGTCTGATGATGTACGCACTGGCGCATGAATATACTCATTCAATACGAATGTATAACACAGATATGTTTGACAGACTTTCGGATTTTGTCATTCGGGAAATGTATGGAAAAAATGTTGATGTAAACGAGCTTGTACATGAGAGAATGGAAAATACATATCTTGACTTTGACGCAGCGTTTGAGGAGGTCATTGCCGATAGCCTGGAGGAAATGCTTTTAAGTGAAAGTGCGGCTCGATATTTAGAAAAGCTTTATAAGAGCGATAAGAGTCTGTATAGACGTCTTGTCGATAAAATACGCGAGCTATTACGGGCATTTAAAAAGGTTTTTGAGCAGTATAAGAACAGATCGGATGCGGGACTCAGCCAAGAGGCGCGCATTCTACGTGAAATCTCAGAAACGGAATACGACAGACTTTCACAGCTGTATGCGCAGGCGCTTAAAGGTATGTCGCGGTCTGAAGTAAGGTCGGCGAAGAATAACGATACAAATAAAAAAACATCATTCTCGGACAGGTCAGTTAATGCGCGGGGGCAAAGTGTGGTATTTGGAGGTGTCGAATCGCAGACCGACCAGCTTGTCAATTTTGATTTTGCTATTGATATGGGAAACGGTGATGCAAAGTTTCAATACAGGGGCAAAAACGAAAACGGCATTGAGGTATATGAAACGAGCGAAGATGTTTTGAGTCTTCCTATTAAACATCGAATAAAACTTTATTTGGATATTCTGAAGCATAAATATCGTGGAAGAACTGCAAAATTTGAACGAAACGGACATTATTACTATGCAGAGTTTGATAGGAATAGTTTAAGAAAGGCTGTGTATGGTGAGAAAAGAACAGACTATAAAGGTCGAAATGCTTTTATAAATGCAAGTGCTGACGGTGATGTTTTTGATGTTATAGAAAATTCAAAATATATCAGAAGTTCAGCTGATAAAAAGTTTCATAAAGGAACAGATTACTTTGATTATTTTGTTAAAACCGTTCAAATAGATAATACTGTTTTTGACATACTTGTAGATATAAAAAAACAGTACAGCAAAAATGGTGGATATGTTTATACTTTAAAACTTACTGAAAATAAAAATATCAAGGTGTCATCGAATCAAGAGGGACCAAATGCCTCTCTTAAAGTATCCGAAAACACCTTGATTTATAACAATACTGTATCACAAAGAAAACAGTTTGTCAATATTAATTCTACGCCAGAAAAGGTAAAATATTCGTTACGTGATAATTTTGATGAGGAATTTGACAAAGCAATAAGTAATGACGATTACTACAAAAACAATGCGTTAGAGCTGGGAAAATCTCCTAAATCTTTTGCTAAGTACGGTATTGATTCAGATTTGCCGCTTACAATAACGGCACAGCATTTGCGTAATATCACATCGAAAAAGAGTGCAAAAAACTCAGCGTTTCATGGTCTTACAAAAGATAATATTGAAAATGCCGTTTTGCAGCTTGAAAGCCCCGCTGTTACTTTATCGTCACATAAAAATGACGGTACCTTGGTTGCTGTTACAAATGAGCTTGACAGTGACGGTAATCCGATTTCAGTATTCATTTTGCCTAATGGAAATGTCTTTATAAATGACTCTTTTTCTACATCTAATCACGCTTTGTCCATGTACGGAAGAAGTAATACATATAATTATATCGACACTGCAATTGAGCAAGGGCGCATTTTGGATGTGAATAAAAAAGAAATCAATAAACTGAAAGTGACCCTCGGGGTACAGTTCCCCGACAGTATTTCGTCTATTGATTTCGACAAGAGTATATCAAAATATAAATCTCTTGTCAATAGGAATTATATGCGGGAAAATATCAAAAATACTTCTTTTAATATCGAGCTTGATGGTGTGAACGGCAAAACAGTGCGTTTTTCTGACAGAATCGACTTTCCGCAGCAGGTTGATAGCGTATTAAAAAATACACATGATAAAAATAATCATGTGTATATGGGGCAAACTCCCGCAAAGCTAAGTGAGCTTTTGGGATTAAAAAATTTGCCCGTACTAATGACGAGTAATCACTTATATTCAATTTGTGTATCGGAAATGCAAGCCAAAAGGGAGGGCAGATTTAATTCTAATGTAAATTATCACGATTTGGGAGAGCAAACCGTCAAAGCTCTGCCGAAAGCCTTGAGCGAGCCTGTTTTGATTGTTAAGTCGAATACCAATAATTCAAATTTGAATTTTGTTGTTGTTACATATCTAACCGATAAAAATGGAAATCCCGTTGTTATTGCAGTTAAGCCGGACGGTAAGGGAAATTATATGGATATGGAAATCGACTCCACGGTTGCTTTGAGCGCATACGGAAGAAGTAATATAATATTTTATCTTAAACATGCGCAAAGAGAAGAACGTATATTGTATGCCGATAAAAAATATAATCGGCAGGACAATAACCCCAAAGTGGTACAATACCTCAACAAAGTTATGCCTGCCGCTTATACACGGCATAATAGCTCAAAGGTACAATACCACGACGAAATTATGCCGCTAAATTTTGAACAGTATAATATCGATGAGATTCAATTTCTCAACAGTATTATAACTGCTAATTATGACAAGAGTTTATCACATTATAAATCTCTTGTCAATAGGAATTATATGCGCAATTCTCGGAAAAATTCTTCCGAAAATGTAGACATGCAAAAAGATAGCGTTTATAATGAAAGAAAAAACCGGGGAAATGCCGAAGCTATCGGTGTATATCAGGAAACAAAGTTTTCAACCCGCGATGAAACAGATGAAAATCCGCTGGGCTTTGAAAACAGGGCGCAGCCAATAAAAAGCAGCAGTATAAACTGGGTGTACAAAGCAAAAATATTTTCTCAGTCTGAAAATAAGCTGTTTCATCAAAAAATAGCGGAGATACGCAGCGGCAGTCAGGCGTTTGAGAGAAACACGGACGGCGAATACATGCTGCCCATTGCAAATAAAATCGTCTTTACAAACGGTGACTGGGAAGCGCCGTATATCCGGCAGATAATAGAGGTTTTCACGGTTTACAGCGATGAATTTGAAAGAGTAAAAAGGAGAATATTCAATGTTGAAAAAGGAAAATCCCGAAAGTCCGATGAGGTGCAAATTCTTAGAAATATGCGATTCTATGGATATACCAGCGTCTACAATAGTCAAAATGACGGAGTGTATGCGTGGGAGGACGGTAAACGAAGTGGAAGAACTCGCCGAGAAGCTAACAGAAATTGTATTAACCAGCTCTACCGAGAGCGAAATGGTTTCAAGAGCGATGAAACTGCGCGGGAATACGCAAGACTCTATGAGCTCTACAACGGAGTAAAGCTGTTATCTCGCGATTATAAAAATCGCTACACCGCAGAGTCACAAGCCATTCAGCAGGCAACAGCGGCGGAGAATGCAAAGCTGCACGAAGAAATCAGCTATCTTAAAGAGCTTGTAGAAATTCAGGGCAAGCTGACTCACGGTCAAAAATTCACAAGGTCATCAGTCAAAATTGCTCTTAATAAAATCATACGTGATACAGGTTTTGATATTTCTGCCGACCGAGCGCCTGCTGTCAGTATGCTTAATAGTATCTATGAATATATCGCCGCCGGAGATAATTTGAATTGGCAGTCACTGCGTGAGCACGCAAAGCCTCTTATTGACTGGATGAACGATTATGACAGCCCGAAAAACGAAAATATTTCCGAAAGCGAGCGCCGATATCTTGCCGCAGAGCGTGAAAATCTTCTGTTTGAAAATATATACGATAATTACTGGGCGGTTACTACACTGCACACGGTTGCAGACAAATATCAGAGCAGAATTAATCGCCTAAAGGCAGACCATCGAAAGAAAATGGCTGAAATAACGGCGCTTCAAAGGCAACGCCTTGACACTTTGCGCAGCGAAAGCAGAGAACGGTTTGAGAAAAAGGTAAACGAGCTTAAAATACGGCATAGAGAAAGCCTTGAAAGAAGCAGAGAGGGACGGAAAAGGACCGAACTTCGTCACAGTATTTTGAAGCGTGCAAAGCAGCTGAATAATTTGCTTTTGCACGGTGACAAGGAGCATCATGTTCCTCATGCACTCATCCAATCAACTGCAAAGGTTTTGTCCGCTGTCAATATGGACACTGTGAATGCCGAGAAACGCCTTGCTAAAATACGCGAACGCATTGAAAAAGCAACTGACCCTGAAGTCATTGCAAGGCTAAATGCCGCTTATACACGTGTTGAAGAACAGGGATACAATATTGTGCGCAGGCTGGAGGCGCTTGACATGGCGTATGACGAATTGAAAAACTCCGGCAACAGTGATTTTACCGCATATGATAAAAATATAAGCGATGTAATATCTGCGCTGAAGATTGATGTCGGCGACACTCCGCTGCGTGAAATGTCGCTTGTGCAGCTTGAACAGGTAGACAACGTGTATAAAATGGTATTGTATACTATACGTACCACAAATAAAACATTTAAAGAGCAGAGGCAGGCAACTGTCGAGCAGCTGGGACGCGAGGTTATGATGCAGATAAACGCGGCAGGCGGCTCAAAACAATATTCGCTTAAAGCCTTTGAATCTTTAAAGAAATTTACATGGCTTAATGCAAAGCCTGTTTATGCAGTGCGTGCCATAGGCTCAAAAACGTTGAAAAACCTGTTTGATAATGTACGCGCAGGCGAGGATGTGTGGGCTGTCGATGTTAATGAGGCGCGTGAGTTTTTCCTGGGCAGGGCAAAGCAGTACGGATACCATGACTGGGATATGAAACGCAGGTATGATTTCAAATCTACGGGTGGCAGTGAATTTTCGCTTAATTTAGGTGAGATAATGTCACTTTATGCCTATTCAAAGCGCTCTCAGGCGCACGACCATATTTCAAAAGGCGGATTTGTGCTTGACAGTGCTGTCGATGTAGAAAAGAAGGTCGGGGGCATACCTGTAAAATATAATGTAAATACAGCCGACGCATATAATATTTCAGATGATATTCTGTCAGACATAGTTTCGACTCTTTCATCTGAGCAGTGCGCATTTGCCGATGATATGCAGCGTTATCTTTCCGATGTTATGGGTCAAAAGGGTAACGAAGTGTCCCGTGTTATGTATGATATAGACCTATTTAATGAGAAAAACTACTTTCCGCTGCGTTCTGCCAAGCAGTTTTTGTATGAGCAAAATGAGGTCGCAGGTGAGGTGCGCGTTAAAAATTCCGGCTTTACAAAGAAAACGGCGCCGTATGCAAATAATCCCATTATATTGAAAAATTTTATAGATGTTTGGGCTGAGCATGTGGACTCTATGTCAATGTACCATGCCTTTGTTCTTCCGCTGGAGGACTTTAACAGAGTGTTTAATTACAGCACTCGCTCTACTGAAACCAACGATACGAAATCTGTAAAGTCAGTGCTTCAGAATGCTTATGGAAAGCATGCCGCAGATTACATAAAACAAATGATTGTAGATTTAAACGGAGGCGCGACAAGTCAACAGGGTACTGATATTTCGAACAAGCTTATTTCTCTTTTTAAAAAGGGAGCTGTGTTTGCTTCAGCGTCGGTTGTTGTTCAGCAGCCGTCTGCGATAGCAAGGGCTATGGCTTATGTAGAACCCAAATACTTTGCAGGTGCGATATCGTCGTCACTGAATTTTAAAAATCATGCGGCTGACTGGAATGAGATTAAAAAATACGCTCCTGTTGCCATTATAAAAGAAATGGGGTACTTTGACACAAATGTCGGAAAGCGAACCACAGACTGGATCACTTCTTTGGAATATGAAGGATTTACGCAGAAAGCGCGTGCACTTGTCACCGACAGCGGATATCGTGATGAGGCTTTGTCTCGTGCGCCGGCGCTTGCGGATGAGGCTGCGTGGGTTTATATCTGGAAAGCGGTAAAAAGGGAACAGAGAGCAAAGGATAGTGTGCTTTCGAATGAGGAGTTTTTAAAGGCGTGCGGCAAGCGGTTTACAGAGGTTGTAGTCAATACTCAGGTTTATGACTCTGTATTGTCAAGAAATGCATTGATGCGCTCGAAAGATACAGGTGTTAAAATGGCAACTTCCTTTATGGCGGAGCCGGCAACATCGCTTAATATGCTTGCCGATGCGATTATTCAGGCAAGGCGTGGCGGAAAGTCGGCGTTAAAATCTTCGTCTCAGCAGGTGGGAGCTGTGATTGCCTCCATGATTTTAAATTCTGTGCTTGTTGCATTTGTCTACGGAGCGCGGGATGAGGAGGATAAAAATTATCTTGAAAGATATAAGACGGCACTTGCCGGTTCTCTTGCGGACAGTCTTAATCCGTTAAATCTTGTTCCATATATAAGGGATATTGTTTCGATAGCACAGGGATATGATGTAGAACGCAGTGATATGTCAATAGTTAGCGATTTGTGGCGTGCGTTTGAAAGGCTGGGCAACGATAATGTTTCTCCCTATAAAAAGGTAGAGGATTTTGCGGGTGCGGTTGCCGCTCTGTTCGGTTTGCCGGTTAAAAATATCATGCGTGACGCAAGAGCGCTTTGGAACAATACGGCGGGTGCGATTGACCCGACGTTGAAAGTGCGCTCAAGCGAAACATCAACCACATATTATGAGGCGTTGTATAGCGCAGTCAGGGATGGAAAAGGCAATATTGCGAACAAAATCGTGGAAGTTTTAGTCACGGACAGGATAGAGGAAAAAACACAGCATAACATCTTGTCGGGCGACACAGCGAAAGATGCAAAGAACGCCGCCCAGGGCACTGTGAAAGCTTCATTTACCTCCTACTGGAAACCGCTGTATCTAAAAGCATATGAGGAAAACGACTCTGAAAAAATGATGGTAATCCGTCGTATGTTAAATGAGACGGGGCTGTATGAAAATGTAGCGAAAACATGCGGTAATTGGATAAAAAGCCTAAAAGAATAAAAAGCACGGGGATGGGGTGTAAACTCATCCCCGTGTTATTGTATAATTCAATAAAAAGGAGGTATGTAAATGCCTATGAACTTTTCAATATATAATGTTAATCTTGATATACATAAATCGGCAGTGCAGGTATGTATTGTGATGAAACAGGGCGATACTGGACGAAAAATTTGCTTTACCCTGTCGGAAAGCGGTGCGGAATATGTAATATCTCAAAACTGCGGTGCGGTTTTGCGTGCTAAAAAGCCGGACGGCAGTTTTTTGTATAATTCATGCAGTATTGATTACAACAACGGTGTTGTGATATATGATGTAACGGCGCAGACCACGGCAGCCGTTGGAATTGTGGAGTGCGAACTTAGAATTTACGATAGGCAGACAAATAAAGAGGATGTCACTCAGGTTATAGCGATAACCTCTCCACGATTTATAATACAGGTTGATGCACAGGCGTTATCTGACTCCGATATTATATCGGATAATGAATATACTTTAATGGCGCAGGATACTTATCGTAAAAGTGACGTTTACACAAAAACTGAAACGGACGGCAAACTGCTGCTTAAAGCCGACGCTGACAATGTATATACAAAGTTACAGGCAGACGAACTGCTTGCAAATAAGGCGCCTGCCGCGGATGTATATACGAAAACGGAGACGGAGGAAAAGCTGAGTAAAAAGGCAAACGCTGCGGATGTATACGATAAGTCGCAGGTATATACAAAGTCAGAAGTGCTTGACAGAACGCAGGACAAAGCAACGATTGCATATGTAAATACCGAGCTTGGCAAAAAAGCAAACTCATCAGACGTGTACGCAAAGAGCGATACATACCAAAAAACCGAAACCGACGCCCTTTTGTCAAGCAAACTGTCCACGGACAGCGACCGGATAATACAGGATGTGGAAAATCAGCCGCAGGGAAACGGAACGCTTTTGTGCCGGGAGGGCGGAGAGCTGAAGCTGTATGAAAGCGTAACGGAAGCCCCCGCCCAGGGCGACGCGGCGGAAAAGTACCTCTCCCCTGTCAAATGCACGTATGCGACCGAGACAGAGCTTGTAAGCGCAATAGAGGCACACGGACTTACCGATGAGACGCCGCAGAGCTCCCCGCGCGCGTGCATACTTATGTTCGATTTGTATACGCCGGACGATACATTCGTGGATACAGTGTGTATATATAATACGCTCGGTAACTATTATATCGGCAGCGGAACAGGGCTTTTAACAGTACGCTCAGGTGTGACAGCCGCAAACTGGGCAAACGGAACAGGCGACTTGTACGCTAAGTATACGGATAAGGGATATACGGGACTTGTATTAAAAAACATTTCGGATTTTGCAGCCCAGTCAATGAGTGAGCTTTCGGTATTGTATTCACCGCTCGCAACGCGGGAGGATGTCGAAAAGCGGCTTGAGAAGTCAAACCCCGACTTTGAGGGAACGCTGAAAACAAGCCGAACGGATGCGGCAGACGCTTCAAGCTTAATCTCGTTTAACATACAAACATCAAGCGGAGAAAAGACATTTACAGTAAGCCCGGTAATTTTAAACGGACAGGTTGCAAGAGTGGAAATCGGCGGAACAATACCGATAGTGTTCGGCAGCACGGTTAAAGGTGCTGTTTACAGTCATAATACCGTTTTGTCAGACAGCAGCGGTCATACCGGCGACTCATCCAGTCACCTGACATTTAATGACGATGTTTTGAGCGGGATACTCAATTCATCGGCAGCGCCCGCCGTCATAGGAATAGACGTAGACAGCGAATTTTTTGGCGACAGCAGTAAAAGCAGGGAATTTGTAATGACAAGACAGTTTGACGGACTGTATATTCAGATCTGCTTGTATAACGCAACCATGTACAGGGTTATTCTCAGTCCGCAGAGCTTAGAAATGTGGTATGAACAAATGTGAGGTAAAATATGACAGAGATATTCATAAAATGGCTGATACCGTTTATATGCGGAGGAGC